ATAGTCGCTTTGAACACAGCAGTCACTTTTTCGGTAGACGATTCTGGTCTAGTGATAGATCAGACAAGCGTTTTGGTAAGTATTAGTTCTATAAATTACAATACTCCAGGGAGTGCATACTTGGCCGAGACGGAAATTGAGCTTGTTGAAGTCGAATGACTTGACAAGAAAGTTTTTTTGTTTCATAATCAGGTAAGCATGCCAAAACAAACAATACTTCACGCAAGTGCGGAGATTGTAAAATCTACTGTTTCTTCACGGGAAGAAGGAGTTCTTGATTCCGTAGTTGGTTCTTCGAATGTTATTGACCGAATGGGGGACACCATTTCCCAAGATGGTTGGCAGTTAGAAGCCTACAAGAAAACGAATCCAGTTATTTTGTGGGGTCATAATGTCCATGAGGAAAGATTGCCGATTGGTAAGGCCCTCAAGGTTTGGATTCAAGACAAGGGGACGAAAGTCGCTAAGTTAATGTTCAAGATTAAGTTCGATTTATTAGACCCGTTCGCCGCAGAGGTTTACAGAAAGATTCAACAGGGATTTCTTAATACCGTTTCCGTTGGTTTTATGCCCTTGGAGTGGAAGGAGTCAGACCCTGAAAATCCATGGGGCGGGAAAGAATACACAAAACAAGAGTTGCTTGAGTTGTCAGTTGTTCCGGTTCCCGCTAACCCCGAAGCGATTATTGCTCTAAGAAGTTTTGGCGAGAAAGACAAGAGGTTTGCACCTATGGCTTTTGAAGAGATGTATCCCCAGAAATATATGATAAGTGATTTTAATTTTGAATCTTATAAAGATAATGATGGTGTTACTAGATATAGAACTGAAATTGTGTGTAGCAATTGTAAAAAGAAAAGATGGGTGGATAGAAGAAATATAGAAAAAGGAATAAATGAAAATAATTTTACTGGATTATGTTCGGATTGTTGTAGGTCTCAAGTCGGGAAAGACTCAAATAGGTATAAAAATGGTAAATGGTATCAATCAGATGGTTATATAGGTATTTTAGCTTCAGAAGTAGAACCAGAATTTCAATGTATGAAAGATAGTAGGGGTTATATTTATGAACATAGATATAAAATAGCAAAAAAATTAGGTAGACCATTAGAAGAGTTTGAGCAAGTTCATCATTTGAATGGAATTAGAGACGACAATAGAGAAGAAAATTTAGAATTAGTCGGTAAAGATGAACATGTATTGATAACTAAAATGCAGAAAAAAATTAAAGAATTGGAAGAATTGATTACTCGCCCTTATAGTGAGGAACACGCTTGCCGACTGAAGAACCCTGATGATTTTCAGGCCAACAGCTTTAAGAGCATGACAAGAACCCATGACGGTAAGGATTATCGTGTTATTATGGGTAAATTAAACGGAGAAGATACTATGACAGACCAATCCCTGAGATACAACAAAAATGTTTGGACAGAAGGCGAGGCTTCGACTCATTGTAAGTCTAAGGGCGGAAGTTTCGAAGTCGCAACGGGTAAAGAAGCCCCGATAGGGGAGGATACGGTTGTAAAACCAGAAGACACAGTCACAACTACACCGTCCGATACGACTATCGCTCCCCCCGAGGATAAACCAGTGGAACCAGCAACGCCAGAAACTACCGAAACACCAGAAGATAATGAAACAGAGCCAGACAATAGCGGAACGGCAACAGAGACCATAGTTAATCAGCCGGTAGCAGAAGTTACCGTAACTGAAATAAAATCTGGGAGAGTTCTGTCGGCCAGAAACGAAGCCAAGATTAGGCAGGCCGCCGATATTCTGAATGAGGTTTTGTCGCTCCTCGAAAAAGATAATCGTCCTAGCGGTAATGAAGAGAGTAAAGAAGACAGGGAAATCGTTGAGAAGGGCGTTATCCCCTTTAAGGATTTAGGGACAATGCCAGAGAGCGAGCCGTGGGACGCTGGCGGGGAAGTAGCTAAAGCAGAAGTCGCTGACCTGAAACTGATGTGTACTTGGTTTGACAGCGTCAATGCTGATAACAAAGGCGCTTATAAACTACCCCATCACAAGACTGATGGTCATAAGGCGGTTTGGAGAGGAGTGGCGGCGGCTATGGCGGCTCTGCTTGGAGCAAGAGGCGGAGTCCAAATTCCTGATTCTGACAAGAAAGGAGTTTATAATCATTTGGCAAAGCACTATGCTCAATTTGATAAAGAAGTTCCTGAATTTAAGATGGTCGAAGAACAAATCCTCAAGGGGCTAGAGGAAGAAATCCATGCTTTAGTTTTAGACAGGGAGGATTGTTACACAATTCGCTTGATAAAAAGAGTTTTAGACAACCAGAAAGAAACCTGTCCGAAACCAAAGTATTCTCCTGAAGAAGTTAAATCTGCGTTACAAATCCTAGACACTGCGTTGGGAAAAGTTAAGTAATCCTCAAAAGGAAAGGAGGTGAAAACAACATGGATGAAAATCTGGAAAAGGATTTAATGGAGGTGTTCAAGAAACATGGACTGAAAGCGGATGGTGCTGAACCAACCGAGCCCACTGAACTACCTAAATCTGACGATGGGGGAACGAAAGTAGTGGCTGATTTGGCTGATAGTATCGCAAAGAAACTCGCCGATTTGGTTGCTACAAACAAAGGATTAACGACTGGAGACAAACCCAAACTAGAGGAACACTTGAAGACAAAGATTTACACGAATTGGGCAGGTATGAAAGAGATTGATTACCCAGCCGATTTAACTTCCCTTTCTAAAGAAGAGAAGATCGTAACTTTCTTCAAGGCTTTAGTCTATTCCCGTTCTGACCAAGCATCGCAACAGGTTTTGAGAGCATTGGTAGAAGGTACGGCAAGTGAAGGAGGTTATTTAGTTCCCGAAGAACTAAGAACCGAGGTCTTTAGAGTGCTTCCTGACTTAACCGTCATGAGGCGGCTTGCTCGCATACTGCCAATGGCGACCGACATGCTAAAATTGAACAGTTTAAGTGCTAAACCAGTGGCTTACTGGACAAGTGAATATGCTTCGAAATCTACGACATCAGCGGAGTTTGGACAGGTGTCATTGGTTCCGAACGATTTGGTGTGTTTGCTCCCAGTATCAGAGCAACTATTGGCTGATGCCAACATCAACCTCGTTCAGTTCATTATTCAGCTGTTTGCTGAAGCTATAGGAGCGGCTGAAGATGCGGCATTCTTCACTGGGTCTGGGGCGGGGCAACCGCGAGGTATCAGCATTGAGGCAATCGCTAGTGCCGCTGTTGCGAATGCGACTATTTCATTCGACGATATTATCAGGTTGATTGACTTAGTGCCACAGAGAATTGCACAGTCCCCGAAGGCCGCGTTTGTTGGTCATCGTTATGTAAAGAGAATACTCCGAACCTTGAAATCAACGAATAATGACTATCTCTGGAGAGATGGCAAGGGCGGAACAGGCGGTGGTGCCGACGTGGTAAGGCTTCCTGACACAATCTATGGTTATCCGTTCTATGAACAGAATGACCTAAGTCAGACAGAGCTTTACTTCGGTGATTGGTCTTACTACATCATCGGTGACAGGCAAACTTTAGCAGTAACAACTACTACAGAGGGTGGAGACGCATGGAGACGCAACTCGATGGAAATCAAGGCAGTTGAGAGAGTTGATGGACGTGCTGTAATCCTCACGCCTTTTGCGAAACTAACGGGTATTTGAGATTAGTAGGTTGACTGGAATCTAAAGCGAGTTAGGTGTCTGGTAGAGCACTATTACTCAATCTACCCTCGGGCTACCGAGATGATTGGAGTAGCCCGCCAAATCAAGGGAAGTCCTATTTGGGGATATGCTCGGATGCCCAGAAGGGCATTTGAGTTCTGGAAGCTCAGGGCAATCGCTTTCAGTACCCAAGTGCTCTAAGCAGAAGACTTTGTCGTTTTGTCCAAGCAGGAGATGAAGTCTAAAGCTGTGGAAGCCGAAATAGGATTGCCCTGCTTCTGATTTTCCTGCTTAGATAAGACGATGAAAGTCCAAAGGGAAAATTTATGTCTATAAGAGTCAAAATTATCGCTACTGGCGAAATCAAAGTTGTTTCAAACAATGAAGCCTTTGATTTGATTGATAGCCATAAGGCACAAGTATATCATGGTGAGCAGTTGAGTCAAGTAAGCAAACCCGCAGAGCCTCGACATTCCCCTTACCAAGACAGACAGATGCGTCCCCTTAGAAAGTAAAAAAGGTTGTAAAACCACTTCTTAAAACAAAACTTGATTAGATAGTATTTCGGTGATATAGTTACGGAAGGAGGGAATCTTATGTCAGTAAAATCATACGCCTTGACTACGGCCTCACGAGTCACAGCCTACGCCGGTTTGACCTTGAACGCCACGCAAACTACAGTAATGGAGGCCTTGATAGACGCTGTTACCGACTTCATTGAGGGGTATCTGGGGTATCGCGTGATGAAAACTACTTACACTAATGAGGAGTATGATACTAATGATTCAGACAGCCTCAACCTCAAAAATTTTCCTGTTATCACTGGTTCAATCGTCACTCTTTCTAGAAGAACAAATGTTATCAATGAAGACGATTGGGAGACAGTTGAGTCAATGTACTACCACGTGGATTACGCTACGGGGGTTATTTACGGGGCCGGTGGCTGGCGGTTCGCGAGAACAAGGAAAGGTTATCGGGTTACTTACACTGCTGGGTATGATTACGACAATACTACAACTTACCTTTCTCAGACCACTGGCGGTGGGGATATCGAAATAGCCGCGTGGATGTTATTGGAGGGCATTTGGAATAAAAGGCTGGGGGGGACAGGAGCAGAATCAGAGAGATTAGGCGACTACTCGGTTACTTATGCGAAGTTGTTAATGGAGAGTGATGACATAAGGGCCTTGCTTGACAAACACGCCAAGGTGAACGAGGCAACAGTTATCACTCCGCTACAAGAATGATATGGCAATCGCGCGCTTTTTCAGTCAGTCAATTATTATCGAACGGTTGAGGTCTGCGGGTGGCTACAAAAAGTCGTTTTCTTCAACCGCTACTGTTGACGGGGCTATTCAAGCCCTAGATAAAGAGGCGAGGCAAATGTTAGGAATTGTAGAGGAAAAGGCTTGGAAGGCTTGGTTTCCAGTTGACACAATTCTAAAAGAGAATGATATTCTAAGAGATGACGCTCACGGACAGAGGTTTAAGATAAGAGAGATTGTCAAGAAGGATTATTCATACGGCATAAATCAGCATATTGAGGCGATACTTCTGGAGCAAAACGAGTAATTATGTTTGATATAAGGTTGCGTTTCGAGCCGCCGCTTAGCGAGATAGCGAATAAGTTTCGCAACATCGACATCGAAGGATTTTTAAGCAGAAAGATAAGAGAGCTGGCTTTCTTAGTAGAAAGGGAATCGAAAATCGTTTCCCCCGTAAAAACAGGAAGGATGAGGGCCAGCATTAGGGTTATGGGGTCGGGCCAGAAGTTTAGACAGATTATACAACCCAACGTTGATTATGCTATATTTGTACATGAGGGGACTCGATACATGAAGGGAAGGCCATTCATGTTTTGGGGAGCGACCACAGCAGTCGCAGATTTCAATCAAACATTCGCGAAGGATTTAGATGCTGAAATCAAAAAAAACTTTAGCTAATAAGGAGAAAAATGTCTTGGCAAGTTTTAAGACCAGAACTAGGAACACTTTTGAGAACCCTGACCACTTTACAGGAAGTTTCTAATTCTCCTAAGGTGATGTTTTCTGGTTACCCAGCGGCTCATATTGTCCCTTCCGAGAATAGCGGAGATTACGAGACGACAAAAGAGAATGTTAGGACCTATGCTTTTGCTGTCAGGATTTTCTATGAGACAAAACAAACATCTATCGAAAACGCTTTGCTGGCTTTAGAGCAAATTGTTGATAGCGTGATAGATTTGTTCGACCAAGAAGATTTAAAAGGGTCGGACACAAGGACTGTCGGGGTTGACTTGCCATCAAATTACACTTTCATCAATATCTGGGCTTCTCCTTCAAGATGGGGAGAGTTGCCTGGCGAGCAGTTAATCATGGCCGAGATTATTATCAAGGTAAGGGTTTCTATTGATTTGACTTGACTTTTTCTTCTAGCTGGATTTGGTATAAGACTTGACAAACACAAATAAATAATTCATAATTGGTTAAGAATAGTTGATTTTAGGTTTCAGGAGGGAATATCAGTAAATACGTTGGCAGATTAGTAAATGTAAGCATTGGCAGAGAAACCACGCGGGGCGCGGGGACTACCCCCACTTACGAAATCCCCATGACCTCTTTTTCTTTCGATGACAAGATTGTTCAAGCCCGCTCTGTTGGCGCTCTAAGCAATATCGCTGATTCAGAAGAGGCTTTTGTCACGACTAAATACGGGCAAGGCGACATAGAAGGAGAGATAAGGGTTAAGTCATTTGGATTGTTTCTTTATGCGTTGTTAGGAAGTTACAGTGTTTCTGGCCCAACAGATTCTGCTTACACTCATTCTTTCACAGTCAGTCAGACCAATACTCATCAGTCTCTCGCCTTCGTAGTTTCTGATTCTAACACTACTGAGCTTTACCCTCTTGTCATGCTTGACAGCCTAGAGCTTAATGCTGAACTTGACGAGATCGTGAAATATACCGCTTCGTTTATGAGCAAGGCGGGAAGAGACACGGGATTAACTGTCCCAGCCGTTGTTGCCGAAAGCAAATTTACCAAGAAACACTTGTCATTTAAGTTGGCTGATACTATTGCTGGGTTATCTGCGGCGACAGCTATTTCCCTCAAATCATTAACATTAACCATTTCTAAGAATGTTGAGATTTATGATGTTCTGGGGACTGCCGAGCCAGAGGACATTTTGAACAGGCAGTTGGCGGTCGAGGGAGAGATTGAATTGCTTTACGAATCAGAGACTTACAAGAATTATATGAAGAACGGGACTAATAAGTGCATGCAGATCGCCTTCACGAATACTGATGAGTTAATCGGTGCGTCAACTAGGCCATCTTTGACTTTCCAGTTTCCCAAAGTCGATTTCTTTGATTGGGAGCCAAGCTATGATTTAGACGAGATCGTCTCCCAGAAGATATCTTTTAAGTGTAATAGGGATGTTTCCAATTCGTTAGAACCAATTAGTACCTGTCAGTTGGTCAATGATGTCAGCTCCTATTGACTTCTGAATTAGTTAATGCTTATAATTAAGTTATGCCTAAAGGGAATTATAAGCACAACAAATTATCCTCTGAGCATAAGAAAAAGATTTCTTGTTCTTTGAAAGGTAGAATTCCATGGAATAAAGGAAAGAAAGTAGAAGAGTATTATAAACATTCAAGAAAAGGAATTTATGTATTTTGCCCAAGGAAAAATTGTAGAAAATTATCTTATAGATATCCTAGTCAAATAAATAAGTGTAACAATTATTGTAGTAAAGAACATTGGTATTTAGATATGGCAGATGGGAAAAATCCAATGAAAGGAAAACATCATACAGAAGAATCTAATGAGCAAAATAAGATTAAGCATTTAGGCAGAAAATTTAATGAAGAGACTATAAAAAAATTAAGGATAATAAATAGAAAACATGCTCGTTATAGAGAGAAAAATAATTTTTGGAAAGGTGGAATATCTGGATTACAGAACAGCTTACGGAATACTTGGCAATATAAAGAGTGGAGAAAGAAAATTTTTACAAGAGATAACTATAGATGTCGGCATGATGGCTGCGACAAAGGAACAAATTTAGTCGCCCACCATTTAGAAAAATTTGGTCAGTTACTAAAGAAGTATAGGATAAATACAGTTGAGAAGGCTTTAGAATGCAGAGAACTTTGGAATATAAGTAATGGTTTAACTGTTTGTCATGAGTATCATGAGCTAATACATGGCAAAACAATTCCTTATTGACTTGACATTTATAAGGATAAATGAAATACTGTAAAAGGAATATTAATTTTTAGTTAAATTTTATGTTTATGAAATTTGGGAAGATTACTTCTTTTACTTCGTCATGCTTCATTTATTTCTTTTATTTTTCTCTAGGAGGTGATTATGCGTTCTTTTAAGTTGATTAAACATCTTTCATTGGATTTTATAGGCGAAGAATGGAAAGATGCTTATATTGATTTTAGAGGTCTTACGGTTAATGATGTGAAAACTAAGTTTCCTATGATGACCCAGCTTTCACAGGGTAACCAAGAAGAGATGGCTAAGGGAATTGATATTGTTTTAGGGCTCTTAAAAGATAAATTTATTGGCGGGAAAGGCGTTGATGAAAAGACTGGTCAATTAATTGATTTGACTGTTGAAGATTTAGAAGCCTTGCCAGTGGAAGTTTTAACGAAGGCTATCGGTTTTTTATCCCAGAGCACGACCCCGAACTCAAAGACGCCATAAAGAGTGTGCTAAGTGCTAAAGGGCCGATCTTGAATCCGCAGGGCAAAACAATAGAGGCTTTTGAGTGTTTAAATAAGTATAACTACAGGAAAGAGTTTGGGCTGTCTTACAGAGATTTTGTCGAGGAGCCTCTTGAGGAATTTTTTATCAATAATGAAGTGATGTCGGCGATTGCTGACCTTCAAGCAAGAGAGAGGAAAAGATTGGAAAGGAATTCAAGAAAGTGATAAGATAAAAACATGGCCGAAACACAGGTAAAGGTAATTATTGATGCTAAAGATAACGCTTCCTCAGTAATAAAAGCGGCAGGTATGGCGGCGACCGTCTTCTTGGGTTCTCTTACGGCCTTAGCCACTGGCGCTATCGTAGTCGCTTCTTCTTTTGAACAAAACAGAATTTCTTTTGAAACTATGTTGGGTTCTGCTGATAAAGCCAAGGAAATGATGACGAGATTAGCAAAATTCACTCTTGAAACCCCATTTGAAATGCCGCAGGTTGTTCAAGGCGCCAAGAGTTTAATGGCTTACGGAATTGAAGCGGAAAAGATTATTCCTACTTTTAAGATGTTGGGCGATATTGCCGCGGGTGTTGGAATGGATAAACTTCCCAACTTAGTATTGGCATTTGGTCAAGTGAAAGCGGCTACAAGGCTCACGGGGATGGAGTTGAGGCAATTTACAGAGGCGGGAGTACCACTTCTTGATATGCTTGCACAACAGATGGGGAAAACTGTTGCCGAGATAAAGGACATGGTTTCTGCTGGTGAAATCGGTTTTAGTGATGTTGAAAAAGCATTAGTTTCCCTAACGGGAAAAGGCGGAAAGTTCCAAGACTTAATGTTAAAACAGTCAAAATCGTTCTCAGGTCTAATGAGCAACATTCGTGATAAGATTACACAAACAATGTCAGAAATAGCGGGTGTCTCAGTAGCAACAGGAGAGGTTAGAGAGGGTAGTCTATTTGCTGTCTTGAAAAGCGGGGCAGAAAAACTTTATGCCTTATTAGATGTTATTACTCCCAAACTTGTTACGTTTACAACAGAATTATCAAAAAATCAAGGGGCTTTAATGATTTTAGCTGGAATTATAGGCGGTCTACTGGTTGCCGCTTTTCTTGCTTTGGCTACTGCCGCCGCTCCAGCGATTGTTGCTTTACTTCCTTTTATTGCTATAGGAGCCGTGATTGGAGCTATAGCTTATCTTATTTATCAAGCGTGGACAACAAATTTCATGGGAATTCAACAATTAGTTGCTAACTTTGTTCTTTTTGTCCAAAATGCCTGGGCTGTTATTACTGTTGCTGTCCAGGCCTTTTTAGATTGGATGAATACAACAGTTTTACCAGTTTTACAAGTTGTCTGGGAGACGATCAGTAAGGTTTTTCAAGCTTTTGTAGATTGGTTGATGGGAACATTCTTTCCAGC